TTGTGCGGAAGAGGAGATTCGAATTCCCCTAATAGCTTGGTTCATTTTATAGTAGTTTGATTTTCAATTCTTTTTTGGAGCGTTTCTTAACACTAGTACAATCAGGTGACACTGATTTGCCACACTTTTGGCTGCTTTATTTCGCAGATTTTTTCAATATTTTTAATGCTTGCTTAATATCATCGACTACCAGTTCCATTCCTATTATCCTGGATTTTAGTATTTCTTTTGCAGCAACCTTCACCGGATCAGCATATTTATCACCATGGCCGGTAATCGACCATATCGGTGAAATGCCATACTGGTGTATCATTTCGCAAAGGCGTTCAATCGACACATTATTTTCACCTGGATTGGCTTTCATCCTGGCAAAATTGGCCGGTGTTGTTCCTATACTTTTTGCATAGGCAGATTGCGATAGTCGCTTATCGGCCATGATCGTCTCTGAAGCTTCAAGAAATCTTTTCGTCACTTCTTTAGTGTAAACGTTATCCATTTGAATATTTTATTATCGTTGAGAATATCATTTTATTGTTTTCCAATTGTCGCTTACCTTTAAACATAGCTGATCCGGAGTATCCCTGGTACAGGTACTCCTCATTGTATTCCCAATGAATAAACTTCATGTTTGATTCTTTAAATAACATTTCGCTTCTTCATTTTTTAATTTTACAAACTGTCAATTATATCCTGATTCCTTTAGCCTTCTCTTTTTTATTTTGATACAAACAGATATACTATAATTGCAATCACAATAACTGCTAATACGATTTTCAAAACAGGATTATTATTCCGGGATTCATTGTCAGGCGATATTTTAGGTTGAGGTTGAGGTTGTGGTTTTTCTATTATTTTTATTTTCCCTGTTAATAAGTTTGTAAAGGTTAGTAAATATTTGTCCAGCATACCTGTAAGGGTTCCGGGTTGTACTCTACTTCCTGTTGTATTAAAAATTTCGAAAGTACATTTTGTGCTATTTTCACCAACCTGGTTAAGTTGCACGGTCATGATTGCAGTATTGAAACCATAAACAATTGCAATTCGATATGTTTTCAAAACGTTATTTGAATCCAGCAATCTGTGACCGGCAAGCCTTAAAGTAGAATTAACTGTCGTGACTACCTGTGAAATTGGATAGTCAAGAGTGAATTCTTTTCTTGGTGCTGATGTTATCATTTTTGATTTTTTACAAACTGTCAATTATCTTCTGATTCCTGTCTTTCAATACGTTTTTAATTTTCCTTTATTAACTGATCTTGCAGAATCAAAATTGTAATCTTTAGGGAACGGTACGACACGAAATTTTAAATCGTTGTTATAAGTACTCGATGCGTCTACCCACTCTGTTTCTCCCATATAAAAAAATGATAAAACAGTATCCTGATTCTCTGGCATACTTTTCAGTAAGACATAGGCCGAATTAGTGTCGATATAACTTCGCTGGTTGTCATCATAATCAAACTCCATCCAATATTGATTATTAAGTGAATCGCGAAACGTGGCATAAAATGCAACTACGTTATTAATTGGCATCACTTTAAGTTCCGTCATTTTTACTTTGCAATTGGTAAGAATTCCTTTTAACGTATCTCTGATAAATGCACTTACCTTAACAGGATGAGCACTTCGTAACCTGTCTTTTGACATTTGGTTTGGAGCATTATCATATGAAGCACTGTATCTGTCAGTTAATTGTTTCAATTTGATTTGATCATTTGATAAACCTCTTTCTTTAATAGTATTCATACAACCGGTTGATATTGCAAAAAGAGCTATCGTTATGAACAGCAAAGATTTTTTCATCTTCTTTTTGATTTACTTTTTTTTTCTTCCTTAAATAATATGCTGTTTATTTCATCATCAGTAACGCCTTGTCTTTGTGCTATTTTTCCTAACAACAAATTCTGATCAAGCAAGGATTGCGAAATTTGCTTGGACCGTGTTGCGCTTTTTATTATTCCAGATATTACAATGAAGTTTATTAATGAAGCGATTACGATAATTATTACCGATACAAAAAGAATGTCTGATGAGTTCATATTTTTTCATTTTTTATGTTTACAATGTTCACGATCACAGAAAAGGCAGAGTTGTACAGGTCCAAACATTTCAATTACCTTTCCCAGGCTTTTTTGAGTGGGGTGTGGGATTCGTTTTTTAATGTTGTAATTATTAAATCCTTTGCTGCGTTTAATCTTTCTAAATCTTCAACCCTTTTCTTTAAGTATTCATTTTCAAGTTGTGTTTTTGTAAAATATTCCGGGTCATCCTCATTCACTTCCCATTTAATTTTTTTGTTAATAGGCCCATCATTAAGTATCCGAGGATCCTTTTTTGCTTTTTCAAGTAAAGCGGTAACCCTCTTTACAACTTTATCTGAAACGCTACCAGCACTCATTCTTTCTGATAGATAATTTTCACTGCTATACCCAGATAAAATTGAAATTTTTCCAATTGCAGTACTTTTAATTTCTTGTATTTTATCTAATAAATCTTGTAATTTCTTTTTATTTGATTGCATTTAACTGATAAATATTAGATGAATTCTAAATTTTGTAAAATCTTGTATTTACAAGAAAATACTACTTACATTTGCCTTTGTAAAGATAAATATAAAACCAAATTATGGAAACCCCAACAATTAGGAAAAGAAAATCAGAAGCGTTTACACCAGACGAGTTCAAAAAATTTAAAAAATATGTGGCTTCTTTCCCTACAAAAACAGATTGCATAGAAGCGCTTAACACTACCAGGCCCACTCTTGATAGAACATTAATTGCCGGAACCGGAAGACCTGATTCGATACAAAAAATAAGAGCAGCCATCAAATACTTGTAACCAATTACTCAATCAATAAAAACTTGCAAAATGACAACTCAAACAACAACATCCCCGACCCCCAACGAAAACGAATTATCGAATTGGCATGTAGACCCACAGGGAAACCTGGTATATGTTCCGGCGGTATTATCCTCAATATTTATATGAAAGGCTTGTGGTTTCCCGCAAGTTCCGCAGGCGCCTGGCCCTCGTAAGGGGCTCTTTTTTAACCAAATTAATTAAAACCAAAAACTTGTAAAATGTCACGTAAACGTAAATGCAATCACGGTTCTATCTATTTCAGATTTGAACTTCCGTTAACCTCAGAAGGAGTGTTTTTCGACAATCTAACCATAGATGGTTATGGATGCCAGAATGAGGAAGGAAAACCTGAAGCTGATATTGACAGCGTAGAATTCCAGGGTGTAGAAGTGAAGCCTTTGCTGGAAATAGTAGGAGGCATGCGGGAAATAGATGCTGCCGCAGCAGATCATGTGAGAGGATTATTTGAAGTATCACAAATCCACGAAGCTGAATTGGCCTAATGGGAGTTGTAATCTCCATAGCAGAATATAACAATCCGGTCATCAGAAGGCTGAGGGCACTTGACAGGAAACGGGCTGAAAAGGTGATTGCAGCTTATAACGAAAGCCTGAAAAATCAAAAGAAGAAGGCAACAAAATTAAAAACATGCCAGCAATACCATACTTAAAAGTAGTAAAAGAATTCGCAGTATCACACAGGCTGCCATTCTGGACATGGAAACAAATATCTACCGCAACAAAATTATATAACGAGCACGCAGCTTTAAATAATTGATCATGATAATAATAATAACTCCCGGACAATTCATCATGTTATTTTTTATAGTTCTTGCCTTTGGCTTTTGCCTCGTTGCTGGCTTTGCTCATTGGGTGGCCAGGCATGAGAGATCAGCTATGAGAAAATGGAAAAAAGAGCAACGTAAGAATGAAGACTCATTATCAATTTGTGATTTCGACTGGAAGGATTTTAAAAATGAATTATTGAATAGTGGAAAATGAAAATATCTCTACAATGAAAAAATTATTTCTCATATTTCTTTGTCTGCCTGCTTTCGCAAATTCGCAAATGACTTTCAACATGGGAGCAGGAACTGATTTTAAAAATGCTCTTGCTCACATTTCAATAGGATACCAGGATAATGCTATGGTAGTGGAAGCCATAGAACAGCCAACGATTACGAGAAAATCTAATTCAAATAATTATTTCGGAATTAAAGCAGGATACAACTTCCATAATATCATTCCGGGCATTGGATATTATTATAATTATAAAAGTGCAGATAAGAAAGAACAGAATCATTTCGCACCAGGAATCTCACTTAAATATCTTCTGATCATAAACGTAAACGGAGGCTTATATATCGAAGGAACTTATATCGAAAAAGCCTTCCAACTGACCGCCGGATTTAATGTGCAACCTTTTTTCTTAACCAATAAAACAAACATCAAATGAAAAAAATGCCAGATGAATTAAAAAGATTCCCAGGACCTGACGATGAAGAAGATGATCAGGATGAAATCGGAACCACCAACGGAGCCGGATCTGAGTAAAGAATCGGGTTTAGTCAGCAAAAAAAAGGTACCGGTGTGCAGCCGGTACCTTCTTAAAAATTAATTCTAAATAAGAATAAAGATCAAAGTTATGAAAATCAATTTAAAAAGTTTATCACTAACGAATTTCAAAGGAATTAAACAGATGGATATTTCTTTTGACAAATTTCAAACGTCAATTTTTGGTGAAAATGCTTCGGGAAAAACAACCATTTTCGATGCATTTACCTGGTTATTCTTCGGAAAGGATTCAACCGATCGGAAAGACTTTGAATTAAAGCCAATTGACAAAAACGGTAAAGCTTCACAGAAAATTGATGTAGAAGTATCAGCCATCATTGAGGTGGATGGGAAACCGATTGAAGTGAAGAAGGTTCTTCATGAGAAATGGGTGAAAAAGCGCGGTGATCTCATTCCAGAATTCCAGGGCAATGAAAATATTTACTACTGGAATGATGTGCCGGCACAATTAAAGCAGTATTCAGAAAAGATAAGTGAACTGCTAAATGAAAATATTTTTAAACTGATCACCAACCCCCTGTATTTTAATTCGCTGAAATGGCAGGATAGAAGGTCTGTTCTTTTGCAGATTGCCGGAGAAATCACCAACAATGAACTGGCCGCTCTCAATCCGGATTTTGCTCCTTTGATTAAACTTCTCCAGGATAAAACGCTTGAAGAATACAAAAGGGAAGTTGCAGCCAAGAAGAAGAAAATTAAGACTGACCTGGAGGCCATCCCCACAAGAATTGACGAGATCAACAGGAACATGCCGGAAGAAGTTGATTTTGCTTCCTTGCGTAAATCAGTAGAGGCGAAAGAAAAAGAAATCGCTGGCATTGATGCTTCCTTGCAGGATGCAACAAAAGTGATGCAGAGTGCCTTTGAAGCGAAAAGAAAACAGCAGAATGATCTGCATGAGTTGAAAACAAAAGTGGCAAACATTAAGAGCGATGTAAGAAGCCATTTTGTAGAAGCTCATAATAAGAGAAAGGAAAATATTTCTTCCCTTACTTCATTGATAAGAAGCACTAATTCAGATATTCAATATAAGCAAACAGAAGCTGATCATTTAGAAACTGTTCGAAACTCTTTATTGAAAGAGTTGGAGCAGCTCAGGGATGATTGGGCCGTGGAAAATGCAAGAGAATTAATTTTTGATCCAAAGAAATTTATTTGTCCTGCCTGTGAACGTGCACTGGATGAAGATCATATTCATGAAACCAAGGAGACGCTAACAAATAATTTTAACACTGATAAAGCTGCAAAACTTGCTGCCTTAGTAGAAAAAGCAGCCTATGAAAAAAAGAAGCTTTCAGGCATCGAGGCGAAGATCAAGGAAATTAAAGCTGACTTAACAAACCTGAAAATGAAGTTAGAGAATGATCAGAATAAGCAAGCTGGTGCAACTCTTGAACATAACACAATTACTTCCAATTCCGAAGATGAATTCAATCATGAACTGGATTCAAATAAAGCATATGCTTCTATAATTTCTGAAATCGCTGAAATGGAATCCCTCGTTGCTGAAGAAGTAGAGCCTGAAGATAACAGTGATTTGAAAGAAAAAAAATCTTCACTCCGGATTGATATTGATAGTCTAAGGCGCCAGCTTAATGATGAAGAGACAATTAAAAAAAGCGTTAAGCGCCGTAAAGAACTGGAAGAGGAAGAAAGCAAACTTGCCCAACAGCTTGCTGATTTAGAAGGTAGCGAATACCTGGCTGAACAATTTACCAAGGCAAAGATGGACACACTGGTACAGCGGATTAATGGCCGGTTTAAATATGTAACCTTCAAATTATTTGATACACAGATAAATGGTGGCGAAATTGAATGCTGCGATACCCTTGTGAAAGGTGTTCCATTCCAGGATGCTAACAATGCAGGAAAAATTAATAGCGGACTTGACATTATTAATACACTCTGTGAACATTACGGTGTGTATGCGCCAATCTTCATAGATAACCGTGAGAGCGTAAATGAGCTTATCGACTGCGATAGCCAGGTTGTAAACCTTATTGTTTCAACAGATAAAAAATTGAGGGTAGCATAAGCACATTTTCAAGGAAAAATTATTCTCAAAAATTATTAAAAAATATTCCAAATCATGACACAAGTAGCAACACCGGCAGCACCGGCACAAACAAACGGACAGGTAGTAAAAAGAGAACTATCACATAGTGAAAGATTCGCAAAAGCGGTAGAGAGAGAATTTTCCGGTAATGCCGGAGAGATTGTTCTTACCAGTTTTCAAAGAAAGCTTTGCCAGAATTATTTTATCAAAATTGATTCTATCCTAAAAGATGCAGAATTAAAAAGACAAAAGAAGGCGGAAAAATACAGAGATCCATTACCGCTTACCTGGGATAATATGAACATGCAAAAGCTTGCAGTTGATGTGATCGCTTTCTCAGGTGTTGGTTTGGATCCTACACAGCCAAATCACATTAATCCAATTCCTTATAAAAATAATGGTCTCAATAAATATGATATCGTGTTTATTCCAGGCTATAAAGGAATCGAGTTGAAAGCAAAGAAGTACGGCTTCAATGTGCCGGATGATGTGATTGTAGAATTAGTATGTAAGAACGATGTATTCAAAGTGTTTAAGAAGGACCTTAAAAACAAAGTAGAGGGTTATCAATTTGATATTTCGGATAGCTTTGATCGTGGTGTGATTGTAGGTGGTTTCTATTACCATGTTTATTTTGATAAACCAGAAAAAAATAAACTGAGAGTTTTTACCCTAAAAGATATTGAAAAACGCAAACCCGATTATGCTTCTGCAGAGTTCTGGGGCGGTGAAAAAGATAAGTGGGTTGATGGCAAGAGAGTTGGCAAAGAACAGGTTGAAGGATGGTTTGAGGAAATGGCCTATAAAACTATTTATCGCGCGGCTTATAGCGCCATCACTATTGATAGCGAAAAGATTGACGCCAATTACATGGCTGTTATCCAGAAAGAACAGGAAACCCGGGATTTTCAAGTTACCAATGAGATCGCTACCAAGGCCAATAGAAATGAAATTGGCTTTGAGGAAGAGCCGCCAATTCAAACTCCGGAAGAAATAAAAGAACCCCAAGCTGATGATAATGGAGAAATGATCGAGGATGCACCTAAGGCCGGCAATGGCGAAGTTTCTTCATCCAACAAAGCACCGTTCTAATGATTCTAAAAGTATTAGGCAGCAGTAGCGCGGGTAATTGTTATCTACTCGAGAATGAAAAGGAAACTTTAATCATTGAGGCAGGATTACGATTCGATGCAATAAAAAGAGGATTAAAGTTCAATTTAAGAAAGGTTGCTGGCTGCCTGGTCAGCCATGAGCATGGTGATCATTGTAAAGGCGCTAAGGAAATGCTTGCAGCAGGAATAAGCATTTATGCTTCTGCCGGTACACATAAAGGAATAAACGGGTTCTTAAAGTTTGAAAGGACCCACAGGCAAATTGATGTAACGCCAGGCAATCAGTTTTATGTAGGATCATTTCGGGTTATTCCTTTCGATGTTAAACACGATGCACAACAGCCAACCGGCTTCCTGATCAATCATGAAGAAACGGGAACCATCCTTTTTGTTACTGATACTTATTATGTGGCTAACACTTTCAGCCGATTGAGTAATATAATAGTAGAAGCTAATTATTGTCAAAAAATATTAGATCAGAAGCTTGCGGATGGCGCCACTCCGGATTTTTTAAGAAACAGAATTTTCAAATCTCACATGAGCCTGGCCACCTGTAAGGATCTGTTACGTGCAAATGATTTAAGCAATGTAAATAATATAGTTCTCATTCATTTATCAGATTCCAATTCTGATGCAAAAAGATTTCAAAAAGAAGTAACAGAGGTAACTGGTAAGGTTGTTCACATAGCTGAGCCAGGGTTGAGTGTAAATTTTAGTAAACAACCATTTTAATGGATAAATACCAAACTGCTGCCATCATAGGCCATTGGCGCAATGCTCGTATTGCTACAGAAAACATTGGAGCAGGACAGGTGCAGGAATGGAACGCTGAAACTTTCATAGAAAAAATAAACGCATCAAAACCAGCTCTTGAAGCACCAGTAATGAATCCAGAATTTGAGGACGAGGAAGATTTAAATTTTTAATCATCAACAAAACAATAATCCACATGCCAAAAGAAAAAAAAGGAACAAAAGAAAACCCGATCGTAGTTAACATTAACAATTTTAGGGATGACGAACTATCTGAAATCCCTAAAGCTTTAGAGATCAAAGAAGCTGCTATCAAAGATGATTACTGCAATTACTCTTATGAACTGATGCAGGGCGTTGGCGAAGGCGATATTATCGGAAGAAAGGGTGCGGCGGTAGTTCATAATGATATGCTTGATGCCTTTGAAAAACTAAATGTTCATCTGGCCGTTATTGACGATGCTTTCCGCTATTCGCATATTGAAATTGAAGATATTGATATGATGCACAGTAGTGAGCTTGCTGGACTATTTAAAGTTACCGGACTTAAACTAAGAGGCAATGCAGATAATGAATCGGTTATTCTTGTTGGAACAAAATTCATTAAAACAGGCGGTTATATTTCCCTGGAAACTCCAAGGATCAAATTTGATAGCGGGTACCCTTTTAAAAATGAATTGCATGAAGCGGTGTATAAATGCTGCGATGAAGTAGAGCAATATATGAATGGTAAAATAGCGCCAACTTTCGAGCAGACAGAAATTGATTTTGAAGTACCTGAAAAAGAGTTTGATAACGCCGCATTATGAGTTTCACCCCAAGGCCATATCAGCAGCAGGCGATTGATGCCAATGTAAATTTCTTTAAAAGCAAAAGAAAGAAACATGCCATTGAGGTATTGCCAACAGGGAGTGGAAAATCGATCGTAATTGCCAATACCGCCATACAATTGGAAGGAAAAACAATTGTGTTTCAACCTTCAAAAGAAATCCTGGAACAAAACTTTTCAAAGTTTATTTCTTACGGTTTCAGGGCCGGTATCTATTCAGCATCTGCAGGAATGAAGTTTGTGGAACAGATAACTTTTGCCACCATCGGCAGTGTGGCTAACAAGCATCACCTGTTTAAAGATTTTAATAACATTATTGTAGATGAATGTCATCTGGTGAACGCAAAGGGCGGAATGTATCTCGACTTTTTTAAAAGTGTTGAAAATTGTAAGGTGCTTGGTTTAACAGCTACACCTTACCGACTCGCTACTAATTCTGACGGCGCTCAATTAAGATTCCTTACCAGAACACGTCCAAAAGTTTTTACCGATGTTCTTTATTATGTTCAAAATAAAGTTCTCTTTGATAACGGGTTTCTTGCAAAGCTTGAATATTTCGCTTTCGATGTAATTAAAAGAGAAATGCTTTCTTTAAATACTTCCGGAACTGATTACACAGAAGCATCTTTAAAATCATTTTACCGTAAGGTAAACATGCCCCAAATAACAGCTTACTACGCTAATCGTTTATTAGCAAAGAGAAAAAACTGTTTAATATTCTGCTCACTAATTGAAGAAGCTGAAAAGACAAAACGTTTGGTAAATGGATCGGTAGTGCTTACGGGAAAGACCGATAAAGCAACCCGTGAAAAAATCCTTTCTCAATTCAAAGCAGGAAAAATAAAATGTGTGATCAATGTGGGAGTGCTTACTACGGGCTTTGATTATCCTGAATTAGAATGTGTCCTACTGGCACGCTCTACGATGAGCCTGGCGCTTTATTATCAAATGATCGGACGTGCAATGAGGCCCCACACTGGAAAAGCAAGTGGTTGGGTGGTTGACTTAGGTTCAAACATTAAATTATTTGGCAAGATAGAAACGATGGAGATAACAACTGATCAGAAAGGATTGTATGTAGTTATGAACGAAGGGCGGCAACTAACCAATATTAATTTTTCAAAATAACCAACAATGAAAGGAAGCAACATAGTAAGCGCGGTACATCACCTGAAACTTGCACAAGAACACTTTGAAGATTTTGTTCGTGAGCACGAAGGAAGTAAGGGGGCTAAATTATTCAGGAATTACAGTTCAAAAATAAAATGGATTCATACTGATTTAATCACTCATCCATTTTTACCAGAATCTGTTCGATTAGGGATTAAGCAGGAGGTTAATTCTGATGTTCTTGCAATCCCTGCGATTAATGAAAAGATAGCCTTATTAAATCCAACACAAAGAGAAGCGATTGAAACTGCTATTGATCAGATTTTGGATGGGAAATTAGAAATTATAAATAAGTAAAATAACATGATCAACGAACCAATATTCTTATACATAGATCTCTTCTGCGGAGCTGGAGGCACAACAACCGGAATAGTACAGGCAGAATTGGAAGGGCATGGAATTGCTAAAGTAATTGCCTGTGTGAATCACGATCCGCTTGCTATCAAATCTCATTGGGAAAACCATCCTGAAGTAAAGCATTTTGAAGAAGATATCAGAACCCTGGATTTAACCGAGTTGACTAATATTGTAAAATTCCAAAAAGAGCTTTATCCTGATGCTTACATTATTTTATGGGCTTCGCTTGAGTGTACAAATTTCAGCAAAGCAAAAGGTGGGCAGCCGCGGGATGCTGACAGCAGAACTTTAGCTGATCACCTGGAAAGATATATTCTTGCTCTAAAGCCGGATTTTATACAGATTGAAAATGTAGTTGAATTTATGAGCTGGGGGCCCTTGGATGAAAACGGAAAACCTGTTTCAAGAAAGAATGGCAGCGACTGGATGAGGTGGAGAAATGAAATTAATTCACTTGGTTACAGAGATGAATGGAAAGAAATGAACAGCGCCAATTTCGGGGCATATACTTCCAGAAACCGTTTGTTTGGATGCTTTGCAAAAGATGATCTTCCTATTGTTTGGCCCAAAGCAACTCATTCAAAAAAGCCTTCTCAAAATTCAATGTATGGTGACCTTAAAAAATGGAAGCCAGTAAAAGATGTATTGAATTTTGAAGATGAAGGCGAAAGTATTTTCACCAGGAAAAAGCCTTTGAGCGATAAAACGCTGGAAAGAATTTATGCGGGATTGGTAAAATATATTGCGAAGGGTGATACTTCATTTATTAGTAAATATTATTCAGGAAGGCCGGCAGGGAAAGTTGCCAGTACGAATTCACAGGCAGGAACGATTACAACCGTTGGCAATCAAGCTCTGGTACAGACAGAATTTCTAATGCAGTCCAATGGCGGATTACCTTCTGCAAAAGTTTATTCTGCTGATTCACCATCAAGAGTTGTTACCACTTCCGATAATCAATCTTTGGTTCAACCTAAATTTTTATTAAAATATAATTCAACCGATAAGAACGGGAAACACACGCCACCTTCTATTGAAGATCCTTGCCCGGTTGTTTCTACCCAGGGAAGATTAGGAATTGTTCAAACAGAATTTTTACAACATTATTATGGCAACGGGTTCAATACTTCTACAGATGAACCTTGCCCGACTTTGACCACCAAAGAAAGATGCGCTTTGGTTCAACCGAAATACCTGATTAATTATAATCACAGCAGCAAGGTTAATGATATTAATGACTCAGCACCAACTCTATTAACAAGAGATAAATTAGGATTGGTTCAACCGAAGTATTTTATTGATCAACAGTATGGACAAAGCAAACCTTCAGACGTTGAAAGTGTTGCCGGATCAATAACCAACAACCCAAAATTGGCTTTGGTCGCTTGTGATCCATTCATAATGCCTACCAACTTCGACAATAAGCCAAAGAGTATTGATGAACCTCTTCAAACTATTACAGCCAATAGAAAGCATCATTATTTAGTAAATCCTTCGTGGGGCGGTAATCCCGGAAGCGTGGAATCTCCTTGCTGCGTAATTGTTGCCAGGCAGGATAAAGCGCCGCTCTATTTTGTGCAGGTTGAAAAAGGAAATATTGCAATAGCGGTATTTGATTGCGACACGGAAGTAATGATCCGGATTAAACAATTCATGTCTATTTACGGGTTAGTGGATATTAAAATGAGAATGCTTCGTGTATTGGAATTGTTGAAAATACAGGGCTTCCCGGCACAATATAAACTGGAGGGTAATCAGTCAGACCAAAAAAAGTTTATTGGAAATTCTGTAGTGCCGCAGGTTGTAAAATGCTGGGTGGAAGCAATGGCCATGAAATTAATTGAGGCAAAAACTAAAGCAGCATAAAAAATGAAGTACGAAGATTTTTTAAAAAGTAAAGTAAGGCTGGCACAAAATAGCGGTTTTGAAATACAGGATTCAGATATCAATCCTGCTTTGAAGCTCCATAATAAATTGATGGTGAAATGGATGGTAAGAGGTGGCAGAAGGGCTTGCTTTGCTTCGTTCGGGCTTCATAAAACAGTTACTCAATTAGAAGCAGTAAGATGTATCTTATTAAAGACGGGCGGTAGAGGATTAATCATTTGTCCGCTCGGAGTTAGACAGGAATTTATAAGAGATTCAAAAAAAATATTAGGATGGGAAACACCTCCAAAATTTATCCGGAATATTTCAGAAGCAACCGAAACCGGAATTTATTTAACCAACTATGAAACTGTCAGAGACGGCAAGCTTGATCCGCGATTATTCAATGTTGCTTCGCTCGATGAGGCTTCAATTTTAAGAGGCCTTGGCGGTTCAAAAACTTTCCGTGAATTCATGAGACTGTTTACCGGTGATGCTGGTCCAATGGGAAACCGAAGAGGAACCGAATGTGTGCCTTATCGCTTCGTGGCCACGGCTACGCCTTCACCAAATGAATACATTGAACTATTGGCCTATGCTGATTTTTTAGGAGTGATGGATGTTAGTCAGGCTAAAACAAGATTCTTTAAAAGAGATTCAACAAAAGCAGATAAGCTTACTCTGCATGCTCACAAAGAAGAAGAGTTTTGGCTCTGGGTGGCTTCATGGGCTTTATTTGTTTCTAAGCCATCTGACTTAACCGCAAACGCTAATGATGACCTTGATTATAATATGCCCGATATTGATATTCGCTGGCATGAAATACCGTCCGATCATTCTGATGCAGGTATTGGATGGAACGGCCAATACAAATTACTAAAAGATGATGCGATCGGATTGCAGGGTGCTTCAAAAGAAAAAAGGGAAAGCATTGATGCGCGTATTGCAAAAGTGCTGGAAATAAGAAATGAAGATCCTGAAGCGCACCGCCTTATCTGGCATGACCAGGATAAAGAAAGAGATGCTTTAAAAAAAGCAATTCCTTCTATCAGGATACTTACCGGGTCGCAGGATGAAGAAACAAAAGAAAAATCAATACTTGGCTTTTCAGACGGTGAATTTCAGGAACTGGCAGCGAAGCCGGTGATGGCAGGCAGCGGATGCAACTTTCAATACCATTGTCATTGGGCCATATATGCTGGCATCGGGTTTAAATTCAACGACTTCATCCAATCCATCCACCGCATTTTAAGGTTTCAACAAAAACATCGTGTAAGGATCGATCTCATCTACACAGAAGCTGAAAGGCAGATCAGGAAAAGACTGGAAGAGAAATGGAATAATCACAATAAACAGGTAAAAGTTATGACAGATATTATTAAGAAATACGGCCTTTCAGTTTCGGCAATGGCAGAGATTTTAACAAGGAAAATAGGAGTTGAAAGAATTGAGATAAAAGGGAAAAACTATCACATCGTAAACAACGATAACGTTTTGGAATGTGCAAAAATGGAAGAAAATAGCATCGGGTTAATCCTTACTTCAATCCCTTTTGGGAATCAATATGAATACTCTCCTAATTATGCTGATTTTGGGCATAGTGAAAACAAAAAGGAATTCTGGACACAAATGGATTATTTAACGCCAAACCTTTTAAAATGCCTGATGCCTGGCCGTTTGATGTGTATTCATGTAAAGGATAGAATCACACCAAGCGGATTAACCGGAAGAGGATATCAAACTGTAGATCATTTACATGTAGATGCTATCCTTCATTACAAAAAACATGGCTTTGGTTATATGGGTATGAAAACTATCGTTACCGATGTTGTGAGGGAAAATAATCAAACCTATCGGCTGGGATGGACTGAACAATGCAAGGATGGTAGTAAAATGGGTGTTGGTATGCCTGAGTATTTATTGATCTTCAGAAAGGACCCGACCGATACGAGTAATGCTTACGCGGATATTCCCGTGGAAAAAGCAAAGCCATTGCAAAGGAAAAAAGACGGTTCAACCCAGAAATATAGGAAAGAAGATTATAACCTGCCTATTGTACCTGGTAGTGGTTATTCCCGATCCCGCTGGCAGATTGATGCACACGGATTCACACGCAGCGCCGGCGATCGTTTGATGGACCCTAAAGAATTAGCAGAAATGGACCATTCCGCTATTTTTCAAAACTTCAAAGAACATAGTCTTCATTCTGTTTATGATTTTGAACAACATGTAAAAATTGCCGAAGATTTAGAAGTAATGGGTAAACTTCCAAGTGGTTTTATGCTTCTACAACCGCAGAGCTGGAGTGATGAAGTGTGGACTGATATAACCCGGATGCTTACCCTCAATGGTACCCAATGGAGCATGGGTAAGGAAATGCACATCTGCCCTATGCAGTTTGACATAGCAGACCGTGTAATTGATCAAATGAGTAATCCCGGAGATATTGTTTATGATCCGTTTGGCGGATTAATGACCGTTCCTTTAAGAGCGATATTGAAAGGTAGATATGGTATTGGCCATGAATTGAACCCGCAATATTTTTTAGATGGAGCAACACATTTGAAAGCTGCGGAGTATAAGCTTAGCATTCCTACACTTTTTGATTTTGTGAATAATTAAACCAATAAAATGATGCTCGAAATGTATATAGATAACATCCCGATCGACAAAGCAGAAATGAATTTTAGGTTTTGCGATACCATTAAGAAAATGGAAGAAGAGGTGGAGGATATGAAACATTATCTGTACAAACAAAATTTCGATAAAGCTTTTATAGCGCACCAGGAACCAACGTTTTTCCTGACGGCTCAAAGTAAAGCCAATGAGATAATTGAAAGTGATATCGATAACCTGCTGGTGCCGGATCTGGAAGAAGAATTAAAAATTAAAAGATCAAAAAATATTTAAGAGATGACCATTGTTGAAACTGTAAAGGATTACGAAGTATCATTCGATTACGATTTTTTTAAAGTACAGGCTTTAAAGAAAATAGATGGTGCCTGGTACCAGGGCGCAAAAAGAGTGTGGCACATTCCCAGGCACCGTGAAAAAGAATTGAATTATTTGCGTCAAAAATTTCATGTTACAGAATTAGGAGTTGCAGAGCCTGAAATTCCTGCTCAGCAATACGATGACGTTAGTGAGCTTCCTGACTTAGATGTAGAGATTCCCTTATTGATAAAACCGTATGGTTACCAGGAAAAGGGAATTGCTTACTCGAGGCTTAATAAGCGAGTGATCATCGGTGATCAGCCGGGCCTTGGAAAAACGCTCCAGGCGATAGGAACCATTTGCTCCTTTGGAATTACAGATAATATGCTTAATGCTGGCCCCGGTTTAATTATTTGCCCTTCTTCATTAAAAATAAACTGGAAAAAAGAATGGATGGAAGTTGCCGGCAGAAGGGCCATGATCCTTTCTGACAACATTAAAAACACCTGGCAGCAATATTATAAAGTAGGCATGTGCGATGTGTTCATTGTGAATTATGAAAGTCTTAAAAAATATTTTGTTCAATCCGGATGGAGTAAGCCAAAAGAAGGCCAGTTTAAAATGAACCAGATCCCTTTTCGTGAAAATATTAGCGTCTTCAAATGGCTGGTCATTGATGAATCTCACAAATGTAAAGATGGGACCACCCAGCAGAGCAAATTCGTAATGGGCATTGCAAAAGAAAAAGATATCGTTCTTGAGCTAACCGGTACACCGGTATTAAATAAGTCACGGGACCTCATTACACAGCTCCATATTATTGATCGTCTTCGGGATGTGGTTTCTCATATTCCTCAACCAAAAGACAAGAACGGCAGGCTGGCTGATTTCAGCGGATACAGCCGGTTTATTAACCGGTATTGCGGAGGCGGAAACGAATCTACCAATCTAAAAGAACTGAATTACCGGCTTTACAAGTATTGCTTCTTCAGGCGTGAAAAATCTGAAGTGCTCAAAGATCTTCCGGATAAAATGCGGCAGGTGGTTCGCTGCGATATAACCAACCGGACTGAATATGATAAGGCTCAAAATGAATTTTCCACTTATTTAAAAGAAGTGAAAGGTTGCAGTGACCAGGAAATTAAAAAGAAGCTGCGCGGCCAGATGATGGTAAAGATGGGTATTCTGAAAACCATATCAGCAAAAGGTAAACTGGATGCTGCCAAAGAATTTATTGAAGAAGTAACCGATGGTGGACAGAAGATTGTTGTCTTCATCCACTTAAAAGAAATAGCTGCAGAATTGAAACGTATGTTTCCGACTGCAGTAAGCATCACCGGTAGCGATAGCATGGAAGAAAGGGACCGCGCAATCGATGCTTTTCAAAAATGTAAAGTTTGCGGTACCCGTTTGGAGAATCATAAGAATAAAGATCATGCGCATGTGCTGAGTGATACCAATATTATCATCTGCAGCTCTGCAGGTGGAGTAGGTGTTACACTTACTGCTTCCTCCGAAGTTTTATTTATTGAATATCCATGGACGTTCGCGATGTGCGAACAGTATGAGGACCGGACCACCGCATTTCACAGGAAAATAATGTACGCGCCACCTATCTGCTTGGTGATAAAACCATTGATGAATATTGCTACTTCGATATCATCCAGAAAAAGAAAAGCATCAGCCAGGAAGTTACTGGCGCCAGCGACGATGTGGTGGAGGAAATGATTGATAATTTATTAAACCTTTTTAATCAAAAATAAAATATATGATAGCAGTAGATTTTCCACAACGCAACCTGATGCTGGCTGAAGATCAGCCGGAATATGAAACGCTTCCTGTTTTCTGTGAAATGAAAGAGGTCATCGTTCCAAATAAACCCAATGATCCGCAACTAGCGATCATGACAAAAAATGTTCCATGGACCATGACCGCCTATTTTGCACTGAACAAAGAAGAGATAGACGAGATCGTAAGAACAGGAAAGATATGGCACAAGCAATGCCTGTTCGGCGGCGATTTTCAACCCATTATGATGAGTACACAAAATCCTTTTGAAGAAAAATAATTGATCCTTTGAATTATATAGAGCTCATAAATCAGTTTTGGCAGAAAGATATTGAGTTCAATTTCGTAGATAAAGAAATTGCCCTCTACTTCTATCTTTTGAAAGTCAGCAATTCGACTGGTTGGAAAAACCCCTTTGGACTATCCAACTCTATGACAATTGCCAAATTCAATTGGGGGAAGACCTCTTTCAATAATGCCAAGAACAGGCTTAAGAAAGCCGGATTAATTGATTTTAAAGGTGGCGATGGCAGAGGAAATGTGTATCAATATGAAATAAAGGTGCTGGTAAAGGGTACTCGTGGAGCACCCCTTTACGATACCCTTTCCGATACCCTTTCCGATACCCTTTACGATCAGAAACCGGCAACATCTATAAACATAAAGGATAAACCTAAACAAAAAAAAGATATTGGGCTTGCGCCACCGCGCAATAAAATTTTTAAGGCTCCTGAATTAAAAGAAGTAAGAGAATATTTCCTGTCAACCATTGGTAATTCAAAAAATCAGAATGCCTGGCCGTCCGATAAATGCCACAATGAAGCTTTGAGGCTTGTAGATCATTATACAGCCAATGGATGGGTGCAATCACGCGGGAAAAAAATTATTGACTGGAAGGCAGCATGCAGAAACTGGATTCGAAATGAATTAACCGGAACTTTTTCAAATACAAAAATTGCACCTCCACAAAAAGTGATCGAAAAACCAAAGGCGGAACAGCCGGCAGTTAATAGGATCCAGGTCGACATTAATTATTTACGGGATCGCTTTATTGAAAATGAAGAAAACGTAACAACCATTAGCATTTACCCTGAGTATTACAATTTTCTAAAACAGGAAGGTCTGATAAATTTTAATACAGAGCACCAGGAGCAAATTAAAAAAATGGCTACGGCAAAACTGAACGGGTCAGCAACCGAAAAAGAACTTATAAGCATGATGAAGAAAATAGCCGTCATTGAATATTTCAAAAAACTAAAGCAAAATGGAACTACAAAAAGCTGAAGGCATTGCTATTGCAATTTCTAATTATCTGAAAGATTATTGTGATAAAATTTATATAGCCGGTTCCATCCGGAGAAGGAAATATGAAGTAAAGGATATAGAAATTGTTCTATTGCCAAAGCGGGTGGCACACCAGGATTTGTTTGGAGGTATTATTTCAACTCCGGTAATCATGGAATTTAAAAGCAGGATAGAAAATGTTGGTAATGTCATAAAAGGAGTTGCTGATGGGAGAATGATGCAGATACAATTGGAGCAGGGAATTATGGTTGATGTTTTTATGCCTGTTGCTGATGACTTCTACAGACAATATGCGATCAGAACAGGCTCCAGCTTCTATGCACATAATGTAATTGCAGGCGGATGGCTTGCCATCGGTTGGTGTGGCAGCGATATCGGATTGAGGCGCCAGGAAGATTGTGTAAGGCACAAGGATAAATCCGGAAAGAATAAATGGATCTGCATTAATAAAAACGGAGAGCTGCCACCGGTATGGAAAAGTGAAGAAGAGTTTTTCGATTGGATAAAAGTAAAATTCATTCATCCTTCGAGGAGGGATATATAAAAATTAAAAAATAATTAATCACAATAAGCAAACAGGAACAAATTAACCAATTTGAAAACTTCAATCACCATAGGATCCATTAAGCAATCAGCCTGCGCCGGATTAAATCAGCGTTTTACAGGAAGTTGAAAAAATAATAAAATGGTAACAGAAGCAGATAAAATAAGACTGGAATTTATTTGGTGGATTACAGATAAATTCATTCAAAGAATGCCTAATGG